ATCGTGCCCGCAGCCGCCGGGGCCTTCTCCGACCACGGATCAGCCTTCCCCGCCGCCGACAACTCAGCCGCCGCCGACGACTCAGCCGCCGCCGCCGACGACGGACCCGCCGCCACCACCGCCGACTCAGCCGCCGCTGCCCTGATCGCGCCCCCGCAAGAGGACCACGACCAATCCCAACCCTCAAGCCCTACTTGACGGTTGAGGCACTCGTACATCAACCTGTGCCATAACGGCGGTGACGTATGCCCGCCACCAGCTCCCCACAAACAGGGGTGACGCTCAGAGTCACCCCGCCCACCGAAAGACGGCCGTCCGCTCGCCCCAAGGAACCAAGAGGGGTCGGGCGGGCGGCCGCTCGGTGCTCACCCGGACGGGCGCAGCCCTGGCCCGCATACCCGGTCTAGCCTGCCGACGTGGTGTCCCGCCGTTACCTCGACCTCATGAACGGTCCCTACGACCGCATCCGAAGCCAGGCTTGGGGAGACGCCACGCTCACCATCACCTACGACGCCACCGGCTGGGCAGCCGCGATCGAACGCCAACCCAACCGGTTAATGGTCGGAACAGGCCAGACGCTGGAGCAGGCAGTAGCCGACCTGGAGCGGCAGCTCGGACTGGAGCCCGGGACAGCCTGACGACCCGGCGAGCACGGGGCGGGTGACGGCGTGCCCCTGAGAACCTGCCTCGACTGCGGCACCATCACCACCGGCAACCGCTGCCCCAGCCACCGCCGGGCCCAGGGCCACGCCGCCCTCAGCACCAAGCGCGACCGCCGCCCCTACACCAGCGCCGAACGCACCCGCCGAGCAGCGGCCGTCACCGCATGGGTCAACGCCAACGGCTGGGTCTGCCCCGGCTGGCACCGCGACCCGCACCCCAGCCGCGACCTCACCGCCGACCACACCCTCGCGGTCGCCGCCGGCGGAAGCGAAGACGGACCACTCGGCGTCCTCTGCCGCTCCTGCAACAGCCGCAAGAACAACAGAACCTGACGAAGGGAGCCACCGTGGGAACCACCGACGACCCCACCGACCCGCGACTGACCCGCGGTGCCGACAACGCACCCCGGGCCCAAGCCGAGGTCTACCTCGTCCTGTCCGACACCGAACGAACCGCCGGATTCGTACGCCCAGTCCGCCGCTCCTACCTGCACGAACCATGCGGCGCCGTCACAACAATGGGCCAGTCCCTCGCCGAGACCTACGCCCGCAACCCCGCCTTCTACGGGGCCACCTACTGCACCACCTGCTGCCAGCACCTGCCCGTCGGCGCCGACGGTGAGTTCATCTGGGACGACGGCACCGGCCAGCGCGTCGGAACCTGACCCCGACTCCCCCGACCCCCCGGTCGAAGTCCCTCAGGGCCAGCCGCCGCGACCTCACGCCCAGCCGTCTCGCCGTCCGTACGGGATCCGGTGACGTCCGGTAACCAAAACACGAACTTGGTGCAGGGGGTGATCGACGATGCCTGGACCTGCGCCGAAGCCGAATCCGGTCCGCCGCAATGCGCGCGCCGGAACGATGAAGCTCCCGGCCGAGGGCCGTCAGGGTGATCCCCCGCCGTGGCCGCTGGCCGGCCGGACCACGGCGGCCGAGCGGCAGGCCTGGGCCGAGCTGTGGGCGACCCCTCAGGCGGTCGCGTGGGAGCAGATGGGCTGGACGCGGACGGTGGGCCGGTACTGCCGGCTGATGGTGGCGGCCGAGAAGCCGCACGCCGGGCGGGCCGAGCTGGCGGAGGCGCGGCAGCTGGAGGACAAGCTGGGCCTGACGCCGAAGGCGATGCGGATGCTGCTGTGGGAGATCGTCGCCGATGAGGTGGGTCAGCAGCGGGATACCTCGACCAGTGCTCGGGGCCGGATCAGCGCGGTCAGCTGATGCCCTGGCGTGGCCCGGCCGAACCGGGAGAGTTTCCGACGCTTGGGTTCGACGTCGGGGAGTGGATCCAGGAGCACTGTGTCGTCCCAGACGGGTACCGCAAGGGTGAGCCGTTCCTGCTGACGGATGAGATGTGGCGGTTCGTTCTCAACTACTACCGGCTGTACCCGCACGCGAAGGTCTGGCCGGCCGCGGATGCCTTGCAGTACTTCGGTGGGCAGTTGAGGCGGTCGCAGAAGTGGGGCAAGGACCCGTTCGGGGCGGCGCTGATTCTTGCGGAGGCGCTCGGTCCGTCCCGGTTCGATGGGTGGAACTCTGCGGGTGAGCCGGTCGGGGCGCCGTACCCGTCGCCGTTGATCGTGTGCCTGGGCACGAGCCTCGACCAGGTCGACAACACGTGGCTGCGGCTGCTGGCGATGATCCGGCTCGGCCCGCTGATGGACGTGCCGGGCCTGGAGGCCGGGCAGACCCGAGTGGTCCTGCCGAACGGTGGCCTGGCCGAACCGGCAACGACGTCGGCGAAAGCGCGTCTGGGTGCGCCGATGACGTTCGTGACGATCACCGAACCCCACCAGTTCACCCTGAACGGTGGGTACCGGACCGTGGCCGGGGCGGTGAAACGGAACGTCGCCGGGATGGACGGGCGCTGGCTGGAACTGACCAACTCCTGGGATCCGACGGAGGCGTCCGAGGCGCAGATCACCGGGGAGTCGAACGATCCGCGGATCTACGTGGACGCGATCGAGCCGCACCGGGTGGAGGACCTGCAAGACGACGAGGCGCTGTACGCGGAGTTGCTGCGCCAGTACGGCGACAGCGCCCGCGAAAAAGGCGGGTGGGTGAACATCCGGGGCCGGATCATGGATGAGGCCCGCTCGTCGCGGTACCCGGAGTCCGACCGGCGCCGATACTTCTTGTCCGAGATCGTCGTCGGTGAGAGCACGTTCGCGGACCCGGTGCGCTGGGACGCCTTCCGCGTGGACGGTGACCCACTGGTCGCGGGTGAAGCGATCGCTCTGGGGTTCGACGGGTCGAAGTACCGGGACGGGACCGCGCTCATCGCGTGCCGGATGCGGGACGGGAAGCTGTTCGAGCTGCGGGTGTGGTTACGCCCGGACGATGCGCCAGCCGATTGGCGGGTGCCGTCCGCCGAGGTCGATCAGTTCGTGAAGGACACGTTCACCGCCTACGACGTGATCATCATGTTCGCTGACCCCTACCGGTGGCAGGACTACCTCGACGTGTGGGCCGGTCGCTACCCGGACCGGATCGTCGAGTTCCCCACGAACGTCGAGACCCGGATGGACAAGGCGATCGAGCGGTTCACCACCACGTTCGGGTCGGCGGACGGCATGCCCCACGACGGGTCGACGAACCTGACCGACCACGTGAAGAACACGGTGGTGGTGAAGGGATCTCGGAAGAAGCCCCGCCCCGGTGACGACCCGACGATCGTCACGTACTACCTCAAGTTGGCCAAGAAGAGGGCCGGGGTCCTGATCGACGCCGCGATCGCCGCGGTCCTGGCCAGGACCGCCCGGGCGCACGCCCTCGAGCATGGCCTGTGGGATCCGAACAAGCCTGTGTCCTCGGCCGGTTCCGCTCCGGCCGTGACCCCGGGCGCCGATGACGCGAGCGTGCTCTGGCGTCCGTCCGAACGACTCAACCTGTGAAGAGGGGTGGCGAGATGACAGTCCAGTTCCGTGTCCCCGTGCCGAGCTCCGAGCTGCTGGCCAACCTGCTCGGCCTGGCCGGTCTGCTGGCGTTCGTGGTCGGTGCCGGTGGGCTGCTAGGCAACTGGTGGGTGAGCGTGGTCCTGGCCGGTGGGGTGTGCGTGTTCCTGTCCTGGGTCGCCACCCAGCAGACCGCGCAGGCCCGCCCGTCTCTGGCCGGGTCGGCGCCGGTCCCGTCCGACGTCCTCGCGCTGAAGCGGATCCTGGCTGAGGCCGAGCAGCGCGCGAAGGCCGGCTAACCGGTGGGGTCCTGGCTGTTCCCGTCCCGGGTCCGCGAGGCCTCGCCGGCGCAGGTGATGGCGACCGGCGCCGCCGGGTCCGGTGGGTGGGGCGTCGACCCGGTCGACGGGGACCGCGGCTACGTCCCGATCGGCAGCCGGCGTGAGGTGCCGTTCTGGACGCTGGAGAAGTCCCGGACGTACAGCGTCGCCGCCTACCGGAGCAACCCGATGGCCCGGGCGATCCTCGACACCTACACAGCGTTCGCGGTCGGCGACTCAGGCCTCAGCCTGCAGGTGAACAACCCGCAGGTCCGCCAGGTCGCGGAAGAGTTCTGGACCGACCCGCGCAACGCGCTCGGCTCTCGGCAGGAACTGATGCTGCGCGACCTCATGCTGATGGGCGAGCAGTGCCACGAGATGCTCGTCGGCCAGCGCTCCGGGGTGGTGCGGTTCTCACCGATCGACACCAGCGCGGTCCGGGACGTGAGCTTGGTGGCCGGCAACCCGTTGTGGCCGGACCAGGTGCTGCTACAGGGCGACAGGGCCCTGAAGGCCGTCGACATCGATGACGAGACGGGCCTGCGAGACGGGCAGTGCCAGTGGTGGACGCCGTGGAAGACGCTCCTCACCGACCGGCGGGGAACGCCTTTCCTGTCACCGATCCTGGACTGGCTGGACTCCTACGACACGATCCTGTCCAACCTGATCGACCGCACCGCGCTGCAGAGGTACCTCGTCTGGGACGTGACGGTGAAGGGCGGCCAGGCCGAGGTCGACGCGTTCGTCGACGCCCGGGGCGGCACCAGCGTGCCGCGGTCCGGATCGGTCGAGGTGCACACCGACTCGGTTACCTGGGAACCGAAGACCGCACCGACCGGCGCCGAAGAGGACTCCGTCGCCGCGAAAGGCGTGCTGACCCTGATCGCCGGCGGCGCCGGCCTGGCCAAGACCTGGCTGGCCGACCCAGAGGACGCGAACCGGGCCACCAGCCTCACGATGGCCGAGCCGGTCCGGCGCCGAGTGGGTGGAGTCCAGAAGACATGGCTCGGGCATCAGACGGAACTCGTGCGCTTCGCTGTCGACCGGGCGGTGGCGTCACGGCGGTTGCCTCGGATGGTCGAGGCGACAGACCCGAAGACCGGCGTCAGCTACGAGATCCCGGCCGCGCAGGCGGTGAGCATCACCGGGCCGGAGATCGCGGCGGCCGACGCGCAGATGACCGCGCAGGTGCTGCTGAACCTCTCGACCGGCCTGGAGAACCTCGTCAAGACCGGGGTGCTGAGCCGGGACGCCGCCGGGGTCGCGGCGAGGAAAGCCTGGGAGGACTACTGCGGCATTCCTTACAGCGCGGATCTCGGCAAGCCGGACGCGAACCCGGACGACATCGCAACCGCCATCGACGACGCACAAACCCACGGGGACCGACCCCACCTACGCCCGGCCTAGAAGGAGCCTCCATGCCAGCCGATCGCCAGTCCGTCGCCCACATCCTCGGGATGAAAGTCAACGAGGTCGTGGACCTGATCCCGGTCCCGGAGGGCACCGTCGCAGTCACCCACGACGGCATCCAGAGCCTGCTCGATCCCGACGGCCGTTTGGTCGGCCCTTACCGGCGCCCGTCGCTGGCCGAGCAGGCGCTGGCCAGCTCGGCGAGAGACGCCGACCCGGACGACGACCCCGACACCCTGGAAAGCCTTCGGGTAGAGGCGGTCAGCCTCGGCATCAAGGTCGACAAGCGGTGGAAGGCGCCACGGTTGCGCGAGGAGATCGACGCCGCGAAGTCGAAGTGACCGTCACCTGCCCGAGCTGCGGGACCAAGTTCGATCCACCGGATCCGGAGGTGATCCCCGTGCGCGTCACTGAAGCCGTCGAGGCGATCGACGGGAAGCGCTCGACCGGCGACACCCGCGACCTGCTGAATACGGCCCTGCAGGAGAAGCTCACCGAAGAGGGCATTCCGTCGTACAGCTGGTGCTACGTGCAGGACTTCACCGATTCGATCGTGGTCTACCAGTCCCGCGGCGGCACGTTCCAGCGCGGGTACACCATCGCCGAATCGGGCACCGTAGGCGTGGTCACGTTCCCGGATACGCCGATCCCGGTGATCGCACAGACCTGGTTCGTGCCCGCCGCCGGCGGGGAGCCGACGATGCCCGCGCCACCGGACTACCTCGATGGCGACGAGTCCGTGGACCCAGCCGTCACGGCGGCCCGGAAGACCGCCGAAGCTGCTCGCGAAGGGAAGATCCCCCAGGCGAAGGGCACGATCGCGGAAGGCGCCGAGGTCGTAGACCGGGTCCAGGTCGACGGTGGCCGACTGCTGGAGGCCAAGGCTCCGGACGAGGGCGGCGGCCGGGTGTACCGGGTGCGGATCATCGCCAACGGGGAGTCGAAGAACGGCCGGATCTACCCGCAGCCGGTCCTCGAGGCTGCAGCGCCGCTGTACGAGGGAGCGAAGGCCTTCGATCACCACCGGACCGAAGAGGAGATGAAGACCGGCACCATCCGGGGCCTGGTCGGGCACTACTCCGACGTCACGGCGACGCCCGAGGGCCTCGAAGCCGACCTGCACATGCTGCCCTCAGCCACTCACGCCAGCGAGGCGCTGGATGCCGCACTGACAGCGCAGGACGACGGCCGTGACCCGATGGTCGGCCTGAGCCACGACGTACAGGCGACGTTCCGACGGGTCGACGTCGGCGGCGGCAGGCGGATGGAGGCGACCTCGATCGTGAAGGTCAACAGCGCCGACGTCGTCGCCCATCCGGCGGCCGGCGGCAAGGCAACACGGGCGGTCGCCGGGGACGTCGGCGAGCAGTCCGACGAGACCGCCACGCAAGAACCGGACGACTCCCCGTCCGGTGACCCTGATGAAGAGACCAACCCGGCGGGCGATCCCGCACCGAACACCCAGGAGTCAGACATGCCCGTCCAGGCGACCGATGTCATCGCCGCGCTTCAGTCCGCCACGGCCGAGCAGCTGGCCGCCATCGGTCTGACCCGTGCGCAGAGCACTGAGACCACCGAGACCAAGCCGGCCGAAAAGCCCGCCGCCGAGACCACCGTGGAGCGGGTCGACGAGACCACGCTGCCGAAGGCCAGCTTCCTTGGCCGCACGATGATCCGGCAGAAGGTCGCCGATGCCGACCTGCCGGAGAAGGTCGCCGAGTCCCTGGCTGAGGCGTTGCCGGAGCGGATCAGTGAGGCGGACGTCGACAACCAGATCGCCTCCCTGAAGACGGCGCTCGGCGTCGCGGAACGCGGCGGGCTGGTCCCGACGACGACCGTGCAGGTGACGCAGGAGTCGATGGAGAAGAAGGTCAAGGCGCTCGACGCCTTTTTCACCCCCGGCGACACCTCGGGTTACAACAGCTTCCGGGAGGCGTTCCTCGACTTCACCGGTCACCGGCCGCGGTCCTGGGACGAGGACGTCAACAAGCTGATCCTGCGCGAGTCGATCGGCTCCGGCTTCGACTCGGCCCGCAGCGGTGAGCGGGCCGTTGAGTCGGTCATCACCACCACCTGGGCCGCCGCCCTCGGTGACTCCGTGACCCGGCGCATGGTGGCCGCGTACGCCCAGCCGTCGCTGCAGTCGTGGCGGAAAGTCGTCTCCTCGATCATCCCCGTCAACGATTTCCGCACCCAGCGGATCGAGCGGATCGGCGGCTACGGCGTCCTGCCGGGCGTCAACCAGGGCGCCCCGTACCAGCCGCTGACGAGCCCGACCGGCGAAGAGGTTACGTACGCGCCGACCAAGCGTGGTGGCACCGAGGACCTGACGATCGAGGCGATCGCCAACGACGACGTCCGGGTCATCGCGAACATCCCCGACAAGCTGGGCCTGGCTGCCGCGCAGACCCTGTTCCGGTTCGTCTGGGACATCTTCCCGACCAACGCGGCCGTTACCTACGACTCGACGGCCCTGTTCCACGCCAGCCACGCCAACACGGACAACCCGGCCGTCCTCTCCGACACCACGCTCGCGACCGGTCGGCGGAAGATGCGCCAGCAGGCTGCCTACGGCGACCCGACGAACGTCCTGTCGTTCATCCCGAAGTACCTCGTGGTTCCCTCCGCCCTGGAGAACCTCGCATTCCAGCTCACCACGTCAGCCGTGGCGGTGCCGTCCGCGTCGAACGCCTCGAACATCCCCAACCTGCACCAGGGGCTGGAGCCGATCATCATCGACTACTACACCGACAA